GGCCTATGGAGCTCCTTTAGTGGATGCTCTTAAGCATGATCGGGTGCAGGATTCGATGGCAGTCTGGCGACGCATTGCCTTTCCCCTTCTGCTAGAGAAGGGGAAGCCAATGGTGGAATACGACATAGAGAACCTGATGCGGCGCTACGACCCAGCCTGGGTCGAGAAGCACCGTGGCCGTCCACAGCATCCTGTTACAACCATCGGTTCCTGGGAAAAGTTCTTCACGGGTCTAGAGAGACTCAAGAAGAAACAATACTCAGTACTAGATTGTGCGATGGAGATCACTGAGCGTTTCAAGGCTCATAGTGATTACCATTACAATCGATTTGATGGTTGTTGGAGACAAGTGTTTACCTCCTTATCAGTAACTGCCTCCCCTCACCCTCTTCGCCCACTTGTGGACGTTGCGGTTGAGAGGGAGCAGATACCATATAAAGAGAACACTGTCACCATCTCTGCCCTTTTTAATCGTTTTCCCCCTCCGAGAGCTCCCGTCGTGAAAGTAATTCCACTACGTGAACCCTTGAAGGTGAGGATGATCACAAAGGCGGAGGCGGAGACGAAGTGTCTTCAGCCTCTCCAGCGGGTCCTTTTTGACTATCTGAAAACTCTTCCTCATTTCGACCTGACACATGGTGTCACGTGGGGAAAAAAAGAAGAGTTCTCAGACAAGTTAGAATGGATCCACCGAATCGAGAGGAGGATACAGGAGATCCTGGAGCTCTCATCCCTGGAGGAGACTTGGCTAAGTGGCGATTATTCTGCCGCCACAGACAATTTTCCTCTTTGGGTGACTAATGCTCTCATGGATGGCATTCTCACAGGTGTTGATCATCTCCCCACGGAAGCGTGGGCCCGGTACGAAGTTTCCCCCCACACGATCCACTATCCTAGTGGATTGGGTGTCGGGAAACAGACGTCAGGCCAGCTTATGGGGAGTTTACTCTCTTTCCCGCTCCTCTGCTTCCTCAATGATTTTATCACGGAGGAGGCGGGGATTGAGCGGGGGAAGAAGTTGATCAACGGAGACGACATTGTTGCGCGAACTTCACCGGAAGCGATTGCTCGGTGGAAGAACCTGGCACCAAAAGTTGGTCTTCACCTCTCACAGGGGAAGAACTTCATTGATCCAGATTTTTGCACTGTCAACTCTCAGCTATTCTGGAAGGGTTCTGTTCAGCATACCGGGAAAGTATCTCTCTCCACGAGGTGGGGGAAGACACTTTCCCGGTGCTGGGCGGAGTCCCAGTTCTATTACGGAACTGATCCAGAGTTGGAGCGTGAGTTTATCCGGAGGAACCTTGTTCCTCTCCGAAAGACTCCACGCTCTCTCCGAGTTCC